ATTTCATCATCAGCTATTTGTTGAGGAATTAACTCTTTATATCTGAGTTGTTTCATTGGATGATATAAAGAAAGTAATTTTTGTAAAGCAACTTTTTCTTTAGGCACGTGTAATGTACCATCTCTAAAAGTTATATGTCCTAATGTTACTTCTCCTTTTTGTTCATCTACAAAAGGACTTGACATATTTGTAGCATATCTCAATTCTCTTTGTTCTCCTTTTAAAGAATCATACCAAAGTAAAGCATGTTTTCTAGTATGCTTACCAGGTATTGTAAATGTTAAAGGTTCTTTATTACCTGTTAGTATATAAGTTCTATCTTTTACCTCCCAGTCTGGTTTAACTGGTTTAGGATTTTTAGTAGGTTTAACCGCAGCAACTGCTACTTCTTCTACTTCTTTTTGTTTTTGTTTTTTTGCCATAATATAATATAATTAAATAAGTTAAAAGGTATATGGGCGCCGAAGCGCCCTAACCTTTATGAATAGTTATACTCCTTTGAATAATACAAAGTTGTTAGCAGCTTGAGTTACTAAACATCTTTCTGAAAGGAAGTTTACTTCCATTGCATCAAGATCACTAGTAAATGCACCACCAACAGAACCTGTTAACCAAGACTTCATTCTTCTATCATCAGTTTGTGAAGCTCTATATCTTACGTGTAAGAAAGGTCTTCTGATGTTAGTTCCTAAAATTTGATCATAAACAGTTGTAGTACCAGCTGGTATTAAAACTCCTTCAATTGAGTTTGGTCCAACTTGCGCACCTCTTGTAGAAGCATCGTTTAAGTATTTCCAATCTGTTTTGTAGAAGTCATATGAACCTCTTCTGAAACCGCTAAAACCTAAGTTTAACGCCATTTCTTCTGAGTTTTCAAATAAACCAAAAGCAGTACCACCTTGAGCTCCTGATGAAATTGCAGCAAGCATATCATCAAAATCAAGAGCAGTTTGTCTGTCTAAGAATAACATGTTCTCTTCAATTGCACCCTGAGTATCTAAGTTTCTAAGAATATCATCGAAATCACTGATACCTGTAGCTGCAGCGAAACCAACCTGTACATTACCTCTATCTTCGATAGCTGCAAATAAACCTTGTGTTCCTTTTAAATTTGCAATAGGAGAAACAGCTGTATCAACTAATTCACCTTCTACACACATCATTTCTAAATAATCCTCAAATCTTAATCTAGTTTCAGATTCAGCTTTTAGATACCATAAGTATCCTCCAGTTCCATCTTCAGTTGAAACCTCAACCCAACCGATCTGTGCTGTATCAGAACCATTTACTACGTATTTGTTTCTGATAATTACAGGTAAGTTAGAGAATTGAGTAAACTGCGGGTCAACACTAATGTATCCGTCAGGAGCAGTAGCAGCATCGTAGTTAGGAGTAACAGATCCTTTTCTGTACTCAGAACCGTATACGAATACTTTTACAACACCAACTAGTCCAGCACCTGCTAAATTAGCAGCTGTATAAGGAGATACAGTAATTGTACCAGCAGCACCAGGAGTACTAGCAGTAACAAGAGCTTTAGCTTCGTTACCAAAGTCGTCCATAATCACTACAGTAGAGTTAACAGAAATAACATTGAATACTCCTGCAACCGCACCTGGGTTAAGTGTAATGACACCTGTAGCACTTACAAATGTACAGCCATCATACGCGATATGTAATCTATTTTGTTCAGACCAGATTACTTGGTCACTTGTCATTGGAAGCTCCGCTCCAACCATTCTTAAGAATCCAGATAAGGTTCTATTACCATATCTTTCAACTTCAGCTTCATAAATCTCTGGAAGATACTGATTCGCAAAAGATTGGAAATCAGCAGCAGCAGGATCTGTCCACTGTAAATAGTTAGTTTGTAAGACTTCTTGAGTTTGACTAGGTATAATCGAGCCAAACTGGGGATTTAAAGCCATAATTTTAAATTTTAATTATTAAATGTTCGTTTTTTGATTTTTAATTTTGATGAATCTGCTCCACTAATTGCTTTAACCTTAAACCCGCTTACGTAGACATCCCCGCTGGCAACTTGCCTTGGCGCATCCGCAGCTGGATTTTTAGATTTTTGTACGACAGTTTTAACACCATCTGCTTTACCTTGCTCATAAAAATGAGAAGCTAGTTTATCAGCATTCATCGCAGCGTATAAAGCTTTATGATAACCCGCAGCATCTCCAATATTTCCTTCTTTGTCTAAAAATCGTTTTACAAAGTTTTCTATATTAGACTGCGTATCAGCAATTGTCTTAGGATCTTTTACTTTATATCTAAATCTTTTTTCTCCTACTGTATAATCGAAACCTTCGAAATTAGGATTAAACAATTCATTAGTTTTTTGTTTAAAAGTTTCTTGAGACTGCTTTATAGTTTCTTGCTGTTTATTGTAACGATTGAAAAAATCCATAGCTTTTTGTTGCTCTTGCGTAACACCAGGTCTTTGCTTTATTTCAGCGTAATATTTAGATTTTTTATTTTCTAAATCTTTCTTAGCGTTAGCCACTGCTTCTTTATAAGCTAGTTTTTTTCTTCGTATATCTTTTTGCTCATCTAAATCTTCATCATAATGATAATCTTCCATAATAAGACTAATATCTTCTGAATCTAAATGAGGTTTATTTTTTCTTAAATACTCTTTTAATAATTGATCATCATCTAGTTTACTATAATCTTTATTAAGTTCTACATAATCTTCAACTGTTCCTCCTGTTTCATTCATAAATGTTACCAGCTTTTCTACATTTTCTGGTAATTCAGGCATTTTAACTATTGGAGTATTTTCTTTTTGTGGTTCAACTGGTTTAACTTCATCTGTTATCTCTTCAATTACTTGGATCGGAGATTCTTCTTTATCATTTGTATCGCTGACCCGTACTTCCGCGTCCACTTCTCTGCTAGCTTCGGGTTGTTTGCCCACAGGTACTTCCTCTGTTTTTCGCTCTTGAATGGCATTATCTTCTTTTTTAGTTAAATCAATTTTAGGAGTTTCGACCTTTTCTTCTACAGGTTTTTTTATCTCCATTTTTACAGGCGTATTATCAGTTTTACCTAAATCTTTTGCCTTTCTTCTAGGTTTATTTTTACCTTTTAAAGTAAACTCACCTTCTTGTTTGACCTCAACGGCCGCTTGTTTATCTGACATAATAAAATATAATTAAATAATTAATACTACATAGTTGGCATCTGCCCTTCTTGAGCTTCAAAATCAATTGGCATTAGATCATTTTGTCTTTGATCTATCATTTGACTCTGCTGTGTGCCAGCTATTCTTGTTCTTTTATCTTTACGATCCTCAATCATTTGTTCTTTATTTGATTCACGCTGGTTTTTCATTTGTTCTAATTGTAACTGATATTGAAATTCTTCAGCCATTAATTGACGTTTAATTTCAGCTTCAGTTTGCATGCGCTGTATTTCAAATTGAGACTTAGCTTGTTCAAAATTAACTTTTTCACTAGTTAAAGCTTGTTGTTTTTGAACTTCTGCTTCAGCTGCCGCTTGTGATGCTTGAGCATTAGCTTGAGCTTGTTGTTGAGACATTTCTGCCTGCATTTGTCTTTCTCTCTGCAGCTTACGTTTACGCTTCATTTTTAGCATTTGATTTGCTAATTTTAAATTACGTATTTGTCTTATTTCAATAGCGTCTTCTAAATCTATTCCGCCACCTGATAAAGCTACTTGTATGTTTTGTTCAAGTTGTGCTTTTTCTTCTTCATCTGGTTCAAGATCTAAAAATATACCAAAATCATGTAAATTTAAGTTTTTTAACCCATCTAATGTTTTACTATTAAATACTGTAATGCTTTGATTTAATGCATTGGCGGTTAGCGGGTATTCTAACATGTCATTAACTTTTTTAGATATATTTTCACATATTCTTAAAGTTAAATACAGACTAGCGTTGTTTATATGTTTAGTTGCAATATTAGAAGCTTGAGCAGCAATTTTTTGTAAACCTACTAATGTATCTTTATCTGCTAACGCTCCATCTCTTGCTTCGTTTAATCCGGTCACATCTCTTATCATTTGTAAGTAATAATTATATGTGCTAATTAAGCTTTGTATTTTTGCTTGACCACCAGATGTTTGTAATTCTTGTACAGGTATTTTACCTCTATTTAATTCACCATCTTGAGTTAATGATCTACCTACAACAGAACCGGTTTGGAAATACATGTTTAATGCTTCTGCTGGATTATAATTTGTACCATTACCTAAATCAACTTCTGCAAGCCCGTCCATATCTAAGAATACTCCATCTGGTACCATTCTAGCTATAACTTGTTGTAGTTTTAGATGAGTAATTTGAATCATATCAGCAAAACCAGTTATTCTGCTTACAGTTGAATCAATACGACCTTTGTACATACGAGGTGCACATATAGCGTAATTCATTTCTACTTTTGTAGTATCAGCCATTGGTCGTGTCATATTAGGACATAATTCCCATCTTAGTAGTAAATTAGTACCTAAAACTTTTACACCTCTATATAGAACTTCTATAGTTCTACCCACTCTTTCAAAGTTATCATTTTCTGGTGGATTAAAGGTATCTGGTTTTTCAATAGCTTTAACTAAACCTTGATCTGTTTCTTTTATTTTAAATACTTGATCACTGTAGGTTTTATATTCAAAATATAATAATGGAATAGTGTTTTGATCTGATGGACCATAACCATAACCATACATATAACTTTTATCTCCTTGATATTCTTGTATTTTTTCTAATGTTGCATCATCTAAATTAGGAAATTGTTTAGCTATTTCTGGTAAAGTTACAGCTTTTAATTCTCCTACATAATATATATCTTCAAAATTTGGGTCTTCAGTATAAGAATATATTAAATAAGCTGGATCCACATAATCTACTGTGATACCATTAGATACATTAAAATTAGTTTTACAAGCTCCAATACCACATGTAACTAAGTCATAATTAACTCTACGCTTTGTCAACTCCCACTTATTGTAATCTAACACTTGTGTAATAACTTCTTCTTCTGCTATTTCAACACTTTGCTTATAAGATAATTGCATGTGTAATTCAAGTTCTTCTGGAGTTTGAGGCATTTTATCTTCTGCTATTTGTGTATTAAATAAATCTTCTCCTAATTGAGCATTGATTTTATTCATTGTTTCTCTAGCAAATATATCTTGAGCTAAAAGCTCTGCATAGTTAGTTCTTTTTTGTAATGAAGCTGGATCTTGAGCAAAAGCATTTATATCATATTCTTTATTAGAAATACCATTTGTAAGTATGTCTACAAATTTAGAAATAATAGGTACTGGTTTCCAGTCTAAATTTAAATAAGATAAATCACCATTAATAGATAATTCATCTTTATATTTTTGAGTAGGCTGTTCACCTCTCGCGTATAATCTTAATCTATTATAGTTATTCCAAGTAGTCAAATATCTATTACCATTTGTTCTACCTTGACTAAACCACTCTTGTTCTATAGCTTGAGCAACTCTTTCACCATATTCCCAACTGGATTTTTCTGCGTCACTAACTACTTGGCTAGGAAAAATACTATTACCATTTGTATATACACTTTTCATTTAATCTATAATTTTAGATAACAACCCACTATTATCAAATTTTTTTATTCCTAAATCATAATTTTGTCTTATTATTTGAGGAATAGGTCTATATTTATTTTTATTACACGCCATAATTGCAAGTCCTGAACTAATAGAAGCATCATGTGTTGTTCTATTATTTATATCAAATCTTGCCCAGTCATTTAAAGTTCTTTGAAAATACACATCTCCATAAGTATTATCACTACGTAAACCAACATATGTCTCTATGTAACTTTCAATTGCAGCGGCATGAGCTTGCTTAATATCTTCACTAGAGTTAGGTATACCACCTATTTCTCTTTCTGTTACAGATAATTTATTATATATTTTATCTGGTCTATTCATTGCGTAACCTCTATAACCTCTTCTTTTAAAATGATATAAAAGTCTAGGTTTATTATTTTCTGCTAATATAGGCATTCCATAAAACACACAAGCCATTAATACATCTTCAAAAAATATTTCAGCTGTTTGAGGTCTAGCTATATATTCTAAAAAGAAATAATTAGGTGGAACATCTTCCATGCTAAATTTAGTTAAACCATGTAAAGCTCCTTTTGAGCCTCTTTTATCTACTGTTCCTGATATATCATAACTATCACAACCAAAAGCACCAAGATTATCATTTCCAGGATATTTTTTACCTAATTTTTGTATTACATTATTTTGTAATCGTTGAGGAGGTATCCATGAAACAAAAAACCTACCATTATTCTGTGGTACAAATATAACTGATGTATCTTTTACTCCACCTATCCACTGAAAATTACCCTGTGTAACTACTGATGAATGTTTTAAATCTGCATTCCAATCAATTTGCTCATAAATTTTAGTTAAATTAAATAATGATGATTTAGCCTCATCTCTAAAAGCATGTTCTTCAGTTCTTGGAAATTGTCTATAAAATTCATTTAAAGCATCTTGATCGTCTTTTAATCCATCAACTTCATTCTGCCAATAATTTATTACGCCTTGCGTGATAGGTAATCCATGTGGTCCTTTAACGAGGTCTGTCGGAGTGTCGAAGACAGGTATTCCATAAGAATTAATGTATCCTTCGTAATTCCATTCCATAGGAATGAACAAAGAATAGAGTCCCGAACGAGTCTGTCCATTTGCATTTCTTTTTGTAACATCTGAGTCATAATATAATTTTTTAAAATTATCACCACCTTTATCTAAAGCGTTACAAGTTGAACCCATCATACATTTACCAATAATTCTAGAACCTAAACGTAAACATGTTTTAGTTACACGCCAATTATTTAATATATTGTTTGGTCTTTCCCATTTACCACTTTCATCATGTACTAACAGTTTTAATTTTTCACCATCATAGCTGTTGTCTCCTGTATTTTTCCAATCAATAGTTGTATCTAATCCTTGTAATTCTGTAGATGATTCGTTAGATATAAGTTTACGTCTAGTTAATTTAGTAGCAGGAACTCTATATGCTAATTCTGTTTTAGGTCGATCCATACCATCTTGAATCGGTTTAAAAAAGAAAGGATAATTAACAGAAATAGGTACAACTTTATCTGTAAACATTGTTTTAGCATCAGGACCTGATTTAGATAATATACCGTACCTTGAATCTGAGTTTAATGTTGCTAAGTTAACTGTTTCACCTGAAGCCATAAATGAAAAACCAGAACGTCTATTTTTAAGATAACACATACCATAACATCTAGTATCTGCTTTACATGCTTCCCAGAAAATAAAAAACAATCTATTTGATTCTCTAAAATCTGGTTTACCTACATCAATTTTACTCCATTGTAAATACATATATTGAGTACCTGTAATGTATGTAGGTTTATTGTTATTGTAAAACCAAAATCCTTCTTCTCTTCTACTAAATTCTTGATCTATATAATCATACCATGTTTCTTTAAAATCTAAAGGATATTCTTCCCAATCAAAAATTGTTTTAATTCTTTTTAGTTCTTTAGGCAAAGGTATATATTCAAATCTATCTGATTTAAATTTTTGTATATTTTTTTCTTTAGGTAATGCTATTTTTAATCCTTGTATTTCATAGACTTCACCTACTTCACCTGTCTTACTAATAACAACAACATCATGTTCAATGTTATAACCATATTCCCATTTTTTATATTTGTTGTTTCTTTTAAGAACTTTAGGTTTTATATGATTTTCTAATATTTTATATAAAGATTGAGTATACATTATTTCGACCTCCCTTCAGCAAAACCCTTAAATTCTTTAGGTTTTTTTGTTTCTTCCTCTACTTTACCATCAATTATATTTTGTTCTTCGTTTATTCTAGCTAAAATTTCAAAAGCATCAAATATTGCTAACTTTTTTGTAGCCGCAGCATTTTTAAGTCTATCTGCAGAAATATCTGGTCCAAATTCAATAATAGGTTCTTTAGCAACTTTAATTAATTCTTCAACTGCTATATGTCCAGCTTGGATTATATTCCCTTTTATTTTCTTTATTTCCATAATTAATTACAATATCATTTGATTTCATACAATAAAGACGCTCATCGTCTATAAAAAACTCCCATTCAGATCCAGGTTTAAAACCAATTGTGTCTCCTGGGTTAATATTAGATGCTTCTAAGTTGTTGTTACTTATTTTTAGTATACCAACATAAGGTTCTTCTTTTCTATTCTTTAAATGATCAGAATTTTTTATTGGTTTTACAAAACATCTATCACCAAAACTATGCCACTCACCTTTATTTTTATATAAATATATTTGATCTGGTGAAGCAAAATATAAATCGTTTTTAAAATAAGAACGACTATTAGTTTGTTTACCCTGCATATTATAAAATCTTCTAAATATGTTTTGGTGCACAACTATAATATCGCCTTTTTTTATAATAGTGTTAATAGCCAGCGGTGTAGATACAACTTTAGCAAATCTATTAACAAACTTCCAAGACTCAATTTTAGTGTTTAAAATTAATTCTTTTTCACCTATTTTTTTACTATTATTATATCTACTTTCTCCGATAGGCTTTACTATAAAGTCATATAAACTATTCATTAATATTCTAAATCATACTCTAAAGATATAGCCATGTTAGAGTTAAACTTTTTCCATGGTAATATTTCATTGTTTTTCTTTATATAAATGTTATATGAATTATCTTTTTCATCAAATAAGATGTGAGATATTTCGTGACCACCATAAACTTGTTGACCTACAGAATAATGCATTGCATCATTCTTATAGTCAGAACCTATACTGATCTTTCTTATTACATTATTCATCTTTCTTTATTTCAGTATAAGTGCCGTCTTCTAAGTTTATATTAATAGATCCGTACTTATCTTCTAATATTTTTTTATATTCTTCTTGCTCTTTATTAATACCCGCTAAATCATGCAGTGTAGCATGTTTTTGAGTTTCAAGAACACCAATATCTGTTGTAATTTTATAAAGTTTATTTTGAAAATCTACAACTTTTTCTAATTCTTCTTTTGTTATTTTGTTTTCCATTTTATTTAATTTAATTTGTCATTAACCAATATTTTTTATAAATAGTAACGTGATTTGATTTACCTTCAAATTCACAATGTAATTCACCATTTATAAAAGTATATGTAACAAAAGTTTCGAAATCATTAGTAGGATTATATACTTTAGTTTTTATATAATTTTTACCTTCTTCTACTACAGTTTCTTTTAATGTTTGGTTTTCTGCAAAAGAAAAATTAACTAATTCATAACCTTTGTTTTCATCATGTAATATTACAACATAATAACTTGTGTTGTCACTTGACCAAGCTCCTCTTAATTTGTCACTTAAATCATGACTGTACATAGCAATGCTGAATAGCATAGCTATACTTAATAATAATTTTTTCATAATATTTAATTTAATTTAATTTAATTTCTAAGTTTATAATTACTTATTATTATAACTTTTTACCTTTAAACACGCTTGTTGCTTTTTCCGTCGTTCGTCCGCCGAAATAGGCTAGAATTACAGACATCATAACCTTCTCAAAAGTATCATTCCAAGTTTCATGTATTGTAAATGGTATACTTTCTACACTATCTAATATACCTGCAAAAGAAAATACAACAATACACCATATAAGAACTAAAGGACGTACATTTTTAGACATCCAAGAATCTGACATAGAATCTGCTTTCCATCTAGAGGTTATAGATTCTATTTCTTTATTCTGTTGCTCATATATTAATTGTTGTAGTTTTATTTTATCATCTAAAGAAACATCTGATTTAGTTATTTCAGCTATTGCTTCTTTAGGAGATGTTACGCCTTGTAATACATTACCTAACGTAGGGTTTATTACAGATGCTGCGCCAAACAATAATTGTCCGACTGTTGTTTCTTTAAATTGTTTTTTTGACATTATCCGCTTCTTCTACCTAATAATACATTTATTAAACCAGCGGATTTACATTTTCCACATTTACTTTTAGCAGCTCTTAATTGAGGAAGACTCATCATTTCTAGTTGAGGAAGAGTAAATTCTAATCCTTTACCTCTTAAAGAACCTGAACTTGTATTAAATCTATCTCTTTGAACAACTGGTTCTTCTTCAACTTCTATAGGTCTAAATACAGTTTCAGTATTGACATCGTCATACATATGTTCTTCAGTTACAGGTTGAGTTTGTTCAATTATTGGATCACCTCCAGGATTTGGACCTGGATCAGGTTTTAATTCACATTTAATTGCATTTACTCCTTCACCAACAATGGCACCGGTTTGAAATACTCCATTTTTATAACAATCGTCCCAATTAGGAGGAGTTTCATTAGGTTCTTCAGTGATTACTTTAGTTGTACCCGGGGTATTTCTTGTTCCAGTATTTGTTATTATAGTATCAGTTATATCATTATAACCTATTATATTACCATCAGGTCCATATACTTCTTCAGTTCTTGTAGTTACTACTTCTTCGCCTGGTGTATAAACAAAACCTTCTCTTGCTTGATTACTTCTTTCATCATCTGTCATTCCTTCATGATTTGACTGAAGTGGACTATCACTCATTACTCTATTTATTGCGCTGTTGTTTTGTTGTTTTCTTCTTTCTAATAGTTCTTTAACTGTAAGTTTTCTATTAGGGTCATTAACTATTTCAGTTGCATCAACAACTATAGGTTTTTGATTTTTTCTTCTTTCTAATAGTTCTTTAACACTATATTGTTTTGGTAAGCCTTGTTTTGCTCTTTCGTCTACGTAATCACTTGTATATCCTTCTGGAGTATAACCATCGGATTCATAAGAAGTGTTATATCTACTGGTACCTTTAAAACTAGGTTTTTCAAACTCCTCATCAGTAAGTTCATATTTAACCTCATTAGGATTACCAGCTACAATTTTACCATCTACAATACTCACCATACCTCCACCTTGAACCATCATATCATATATTTGATCAGGTGTATATTGTGTTTCTGCTGCTTGATAACCTACTTCTGGATCAAAACCTTCTACTTCATCAGCATATTGAACATTGTATCTCTGGGCGTCTCCAACGCTTTTAAATCTAGGTTTTATTTTAACTTTATTATTTTTAATACTAAGCTTAGATTTTGTTTTATCAAAATCATCTGCTATAAATTGACCACCTATTAATTCACCTCTATTATACATATCAGCTAATTGATTAGCATAATCCATAGCATAATTTTTTTCAGTAGCTCTTCCTCCGCCTCTTTCATCAGACAATCTTTTAGTTCTGGTTTCTTGATCTCTAACTGCTCTATTAGCTCTTTGACCAAAATCTGAACTACCAGCTATATTTTTAGCTTCAAGTGAAACAGTTCTACCTCTACTGTTGTGAGCATGTCTCCATGATTCACCAGCTGCATTAGTCACATTATGTTGTAATGGACTAGAAATTCTTCTGCTAAATGGATTGTTTTGTTGTTTATATCCCATAATTAATATTTTTCAAATGGATCTGTTTTTGCATATGCTTCGGCTTCCCAAGGTAAATCTTCAGCGCCTTCTTTCATCTCATCTCGTGAATATTTTTTTCCTTTCCAGTAAACGTTTTCATCATCATAATCTAAATCTCCTCGCTTCATTTGATCAATGTGTATTTTTTCATGTTCAATAACACTTTGTCTTTCTTCTGGATCAGTTATTTTATCTGATACTAATATAGTACCGTTGTTGTTTGCTTTTCCTAAAACTCCTTCTTCTAAATCTGTACTATAGATAGGTGTGCCTTCTTGTTGAAAAGGAGCATTAATTTTAAAATTGCTATTTAATCTAAAAAACATTATATTTTATTTACATTGAACTCCTGCCCAAGTTGGTATTGGGTTTGTACCTGGAGGACATGGGTTACCATCTTCTTGTTCTGGATGTTGGTTTTCCATTACTTCTTGCATAGAAGCTTCATGCTTTGCTTTGTTAACCGCATCAAATTCAGCTAATTCTTCTGCATTCATGCCTAATTGATTCATTCTTTCTGCATCAAAAGCTTCGTCAGACTGAGCAAAACCCATTGTGCTAGCTCCTTCTCCTACACCTTCAGTTTGTATAATATTTTCTTCTTCAACAATCCCATGATTTGAGTTTAATGGAGATGTTTTACAGTGTTTTGACATCCAACTTTTCATAATTTTAATTTTTATATGGAAATTTTTTATTTAAATAATCTTGTCTTTTTTGACAACCACAGGGTCTATTAAGGCCACTTGCAATTTTTTGCACAGCAGCCTTAATTCCTGTTTTTTGAGTAAAGTTAGCTATACTATCGCCTAAACCTCTAGGTTTCATATTAAGCTATTACAATATCCTTCCAATAAACTCTTAGTGCTGGATCATACTCAATGTTTGGATCTAGACTATCTAATGGTAGAATACAACTTGCTTTAACGCCTCCTGGATTAGCAGTAATTGCTCTGTTAACAGACTTTTTCATCAAAGCTAAATAACCAGCTGTTGGTATTACTGTTGACGGATCTACCGCGGCAGCATCTGCACCTGCGGTAACTGTACACGTTAATCCTCCAGTTAATTGAAGAACTACATTATACTCACCACCTCCAGCTGCTACAGCTTTTACATTTAAAATGTTGTCTACGTTAATTAAGTTATCACCATCTAAACTTGTATCTGGAGATCCAACTGCTTGGTCATATCCACCTACAATGTTAAAGTTAATAAATTTTGCCATGTTTTTAATTTTTAATGTTAATATATATTTCTAAATTTTCTTTGGTTTTATACAGATCCATGACTGTTTTATTTATTCAAAAGGATTTACTCCAGAACTTGTTAGAGAAAATATTTTATTTGTATCTATTCTACCATCTTCATTCAATAATCCGTCTTTTTCTAATTTAGCTGTATCTCTAGCTGTAATATAATTCTTATAACCTTCTGGATCTAAAGTTTTTTGTGCAAAACTTCCATCTTTAAGTTTATCTTTTGGATCTTCTTCTTTTTCTTCTTTTTCTTCTTTTTTACGACCTTGACTGTCGGCAATAGCTTTACCTATTTTTCTACCAGCTTGTCCAATAGCAGATCCAATTTCAAAAGCAGCTTCTATTTGTCCTGAATTATCGGGTACTAAAATAGATGAACCATCTTTACCTATGGTTGGATTTAACTTAGGTATACTAATTGAACTAGCTGATTTTATACTTCCATCGAGTTTGCTTAATGGTGATCTATTATTAAAACCTATCTTAAAAGAACTTTTATCTTTTAGAAAATTAGTTTTAAACTTACCTAGAGTATCCATATTATCCTGCGTGATAACCTCTTAATGCAGCTTCTGCTTTTGATTTACTACCATATTTAGCAGGCCAAGGTTTATCAGTTTTATTACTAATTACTCTCCACGCTCCATCCATTTGCTGAATACATCCGCTTCCACCCTCTGATTTAGCACATGCGTTCATAGGTGAATCAGGTCTTTCATCAATCATTTCATTGATCATTTCATTTCTAATTTCACCTGATCTTTCATCTGATTTTACTTTAGGTTTTTTTACTATGTGTCTAGTCATATTAGCTCTCATTTCACCTGATTTTTCATCTGCTTTGTTAGCTTTGCTAAGTAATTTCTGAACTCTTGGGTTTTCATAATCATATTCATCACCTCTTTCAGCACCACTACGTTCTGAAATTCTAGCTGCTCTATCTCTTAATTTATGAGATCTTGTATGAGCATGGGCAGGTGATTCATGATCGTGTCTATCATTTTCTAAATAATGTAAACGGGCTGAAGCTGTTAAATCTTTGTTATATGCTTCTTTAGCATCATATCTCTCATCTCCACTACGTGAATAACGAGGGTGATTACCGCTGTATCCTCTGTGTCCCATAATTATTTTACTTTTCTTCCTTTATCTTTTATTTTCCCTGATTTTTCCATTCCTGCAAGAGTACCATCATTTGCTTTTTCAGCTCTTTCCGCTCTTCTATTTGAAATATATGTAGGATCTGACTTTCCACCATATTTTTCTTCAATTTTTCCTTTTCCTTTTGCAACTTTTCTTTTAGCAGCTTTTTCAGACATATTAAGTGCGGAAGATTTTCTAGACATTCCTGGATCAGAAGAATAAGCTCCTTTTCCTTTAGACTTTTCCATTCCTTTTGATTCGTCTCTACGATCTTTCATAGATTGTTTTTTGCTAGATTCTTTACCGTCTTTAGCTAAACTTTCATCAAGTCTATCATTATATCCTTGTTTCTTCATAGCTGGAGAACCTTTAGCATCACCCTTTTCAATATCTACTATTGGCATGTCTTTTAATTCTGCTGACTCTCTATTCATTGGTGAATGTGGATGAGAATGTGATCCTTTATCAGTATCATAATTCATAGCTGGTGATTCTTTATGTCCCATGTACATTGCTGAATCTCTGTGCATACCCATTTTCTTATCAGCTTTCATCATTTTAAGAGCTGATTTCATTCTAGGTAGCGGATTATTTTGTTTGTATCCCATAATTTCTAATTTTTACTTTTTTTATTTATTTATTTTAATTATCTGATGGTTGCAATGCAACTAAACCATATTCATCTACACTAGTTGAACCAGTATCTAATACTCTTTGTACTAAGACTTGTTCCATACCTAAATCTGATGTATCATTTGGTTTAATAAACACTGGACTGTCTTGACCTCCAGGTATTACGTTTAATATTGTGTTAGTATCAAAAGGTCCGATTAATGTATAACCAGGATTACCCGCTGTTACATTGTTTAAACCTCCATTACTTCTATATATTTTATAATTATAAGGAGCTGCTATTCCTCCAACTGCTGGATCAAGAGTTAAAGTATCATCATCTATAATATCACTTACCTGAGTAATAAATGCTGGACGACCAGTCGCGTTATCATCTACATATACTACATCACCTACAGCAACTCTATCACTGTAACCTGTTCTTGCTGTGTTATATATACCTTTAAATTCGGCTCCGATTGTAGTAAGTGTAGCGCCAGTTGTGCTACTTGAAGCAGATCTATATTCACCCGGTTGAGGTATATTTATAGTATCGCTTTTTAAAACCGGAATTGCTCTGTTAAATAGTGTCATCTTATTGTCCTTTTGCTATTTGTGTTATTGGACCTCCTTTAAAAGGTACTCCATCTAGTTTTAATTTCATACCATATATACCTGAACTAGAACCTTCGCCGTGTAATCTACCTTTTTGACTTAATGGTCCGTCCCATATATGGGTTTCTCCAACGATCCCAATTTTACCTCTTTTACTATCTCTAGTGTGGCCTGGATCTATTTTATAATGTTTGTGATTCATAATTTTTATTAAAAAGTTATTAATGGTTTTCTTTTATATTTTTGTGGTCCGAACATACGAGCTGCTGCGAATTCAGTTTGTGGATTAAAATTACCCGCTGTTGCAATTGGTGCATTCCCCACAGCCATTCCAGCAGTAAGCATATTTGATTCATTGTCAGCATATGGATTTCCACCTGCTTCTACAGCTGCTTCTAAACCTGCTTGTTCTGCTGCTCCAGCTCCTTGCATTACCGCATTTTGAGCTTGTGATAATGTACTTATACCTTGCCCAGCTAATTGTTGTTGGGCAATATTTTGAGCTTGATTAGCAGCTGAATTTTGAGCTTGCTGTTGAGCTAAACTTAACGCGGTTTGCATACCTGCTCCAAATTGACCCATCATACCTGTTCCACCAAACATTGATTGTTGAGCTACTTGAGAACCAGTTAAACCTTGAGATGCAGCTTGAGCCGCTATATTCGCCATATTATCTATTTTTATCTTTATTTACGTTGTATATAGATGTTTGTAATACTTTATCTATATAACTTTTACCTTTCATTATAGAGTTTCTTCTTTCACTTGTAGGTATATCATCTTCACCTAACATTATACGATAAATTCTTTGTATTAATTGTTTACCTTTAAAAGAAACTTTATATATATTATATTTTTGAGTGGTTCTATTTCTATTACGCCATACTACAACCCAATCATTTTGAATTAATTTATTCCATCTTCTATTATCCCAACTATATGAATATGTGCCTATTTTAAAATCATTAATAGTAAACATGTCTATACAGTCTAAATATATAAGTAATTCTAAATCAGCATCAGTTAAGCCGTTATTTTTACAAGCCCACTTACGTATAATGCGATAGTGTTTAAGCAGATTAAGATCTTTTAAATCTCCTGCCGATAGCCTTTTCATAAAACAACGACGACGTCTTGCGCCTTAATAACTTGATATGTTTTTTTATTTATTTCAATAGAATGACCAGCATGCCGATCATAAAATATAGTATTATCTTTTTCTAAACCTTTTATAGTATCACCTACTGAAATAATATTAGCCTCAATATATCTAATATCTGCTCTATCATTTTTGTTGAGTAATAAACCGCCTTCGGATTTAGTTATATTTTCCTCTGTTTTTTGTATAATTAAATTATTTCCTACTGCTTTCATCTACACGTATATTATTAATTACACAATCAGTTGATAGTATTGTAGTTGCTACAGAAGCCGCATTTGTTAATGCGCTTTTAGTCACTAACAGTGGATCGATAATACCTTCTTTTACCATTTGTACCATATTTCCTGTAACTACATCTATACCATGACCTTCTAAGACTATTGGTATATCATTTTTTATTCCAGCATTATCTAATATTATTTCAAAAGGATATGATATTGCTTTTAATAAAATTTCTTCACCAACATTATTATGTTTAACGTGTTGCGAAGCGTTTAATAAAGCTATTCCACCACCTGGAACAATACCTTCTTTTATAGCGGCTTTAGTAGCACATATAGCATCTTCAACTCTATCTTGTTTTTCTTTTAATTCAATATCTGAGTTTGCACCTACTTTAACAACTGCAACTTTAGCAGATAATCTAGCTAATCTATGTTCATAACCTATTACTTCGTGAGGTTTTAATTTCTTAGATAACTTCTTTTTAATTTCATTAATTATTTTTTCTACTTCCTCGCTAATACTTTCAACCTGTATTATTGTTTGATCGTTACTCGTAGTTGTTTTTAAGCATGCACCTAAATAATCAATTTCAATTGTATTTAAATCATCACCTAAATCCTCATTTATTATTTGAGAATTTGTAAGTAATGCAATATCTTCTAGTATTTCTTTACGTCTTAATCCAAAAGCTGGTGGATCAACAATATTTACTTTTATATTGCCTTTCATTTTATTCATTACTAGTGCTGATAAAACTGGTGGTTCTACATCACCAATAATAAATAAAGCTTTATTGTTTTTAATAACGTACTCTAGTACATTTTGTATTTGTCTAATTGAATCAATTTTAGAATCAACTATTAATACTAAAGGATTTTCTAACTCTGAAGTGTTATTTTCTTTATTTGTTACAAAGTTAGGATTTAATAATCCTTTATCATACTCTATACCTTCAACAATTTCAACATTAGTTTCTCCTTGTTGTGAAGGTTCCATAATTACTACACCTGTTTTACCTACCGCTATAAATGCTTCAGCAATTAACTCACCAAGTTCACTATCATTGTTAGTAGATATTGTAGCAATTTGTTTAATTTTATCTTCAACTGGTACTGACACTTTATCTAAATAAGCAATAACTTTATTTACTGCTGATAAAATACCATCTTTAATTTGTCTACTATTTGTTTTATCTATATACTTATATGCTTCTTTTAATATAGCATGTGCTAGTATAGTTGCGGTTGTAGTTCCGTCACCAGCTTCTCTTACTGTTTTACGTGCAGCTTCTTTAAGTAGAGTTGCACCCATATTTTCTACAGGATTTAAAAGAACAATTGAATCTGCTACGGTAACACCATCTTTAGTAATAATAGGATTACCATTTGCATCTTCTAAAATAACACATTTACCGCTAGCTCCTAATGTAGAGCTAACAGCATTTGTGAGTTTTTCTATTCCTTTAAATACCTGTTCTCTAGCTTCATTGCCAAAGTTCAGATTTTTAACTATCATTTAATTTAATTTAATTTGATTATTTAAAGGTTTTAACGACTTTCGGACCTTTTAAAAAGTCTACTTTCTTAGCATAGTGTTCTACTGAACCATCAATAGCTTGCTCTGCTCCCTCCATAGTTTCTCTTCTAGTCACGTCGTTCCAAGTATCTTTATCGGGATCTTGGTATTCAGTTTGATAAAAACCGTTAGGTAATTGGGTTATCCTCCAGTTCTTTTTTTCTGCAAGATGTTTCCAAAGGTTAATGGTTTCTTCTGTAATTTGTGGTTGACTATTCCACGTTTTAGTCTGATAATAAAACGTCATAATATTTGGTTTTAAGTTTATATTTGGTTTGTTGCTCTTCCCGAGCAGGGTATGTTATTATCCTAGAGAACTAATACTAATCCCGCTAGGTGGGAAAAAATTTATTACTTCTTCTACTGAACTGTGAGCTTCTAGTAATACTCTACTTACTGCTTGGTCTAATACTGTTTTTGCATCACCTGCTGACATTCCATTAGTTATACTAACACTATAGTTTTGTGAACTTGAACTATTACTGTGAGCGAAAGAGAATATTGTAAACTGTAATCTTAATGGTGCATCATTAAACTCTGTTTCAAAGTCACCTATTTCATCTACAGGAACTAAGTTAACTATATTGTTTGAAGCAGATCCAACAGGAAAAGAATTTATATATATGTATTTACTCATGATTTTTTTATTTTAAAGTTTAAATTGGACAATTACTATTTTGAACGCCGTTTACTTGTCCAGTCCCTGTATTCCAATTACAAAAAGCACCATTAGTGAAACTAGCAGTACCTACTAATGAATTTCCTGCAGGTAAATAAACGCTACCAGCCCATAACTCAACGAATTGGCTCTCGTTTCCTCCAGGAGAAAATTCCGTTGCTCCATTACCAAAACCAGGTACACCACCTCCTGGTGAAGCTGAGAACATAGGGATTTGACCCCAATTAAGTACAAACGGTGAGAAAGATGCGTCTGCGATAACTCCTCCCTTAGCATTTAAATCAAAAGATATGTATAATTGAGAATTGTTAAAATCTGCAACGTTAGAATCATTAAGTTTTAAACCAAAAGCAACATCTAAGTTAGTAAAGTCAGGTTTATTACTTGTAGCATTATTTAAAATACCAACTGGCCACATTCCATTAGTTGATCCATAAATCATATCATTATTTGTGAGACTACAAGCGTTTCCAGAAGATGGTTCTGCTTGTAATCCAAAAGCATTATAATAATTATTATAATTTGTTGTTGGTCCGTTATTGGGAAGGAAACTTCTAATAGCAAATGATATAGAATCCATATTAGCATTAAATACAGGTCCAGCACCTAGATTTTTTAAATTATACACAAAGTCTAAAATAAGTGGGCAAATGGTGATAGCTGAAATTAAACTAGAACTATTTACTGTTATAAAAAATAGTTGACTATTAAATGAAAGAGCATAATTACCAGCATCAATTGGACCTGGTAAACCATTACCATTTTTGCTTGGATCGTATATATAAGTACCTACAGGTGGAATTGTGGTTCCGATATAGTCTAAACCTACTTGAGTATTTGGACTTGCTACACACGCTGCATCTAAATCAGCTGCTGCTATAATACTACCTGTTGTTACACTTCCTCTTACACCTACGTCTGTAATTGTAATTTGTGGAAGATATTCATTTAATACAAGCGCTGATGCAGATGTTAAACCTTCTGATAACCACTTATAAAATTGTTGCTTTATAAAAGCTTGATTAACCTCATTTCCTGGGTTTGTAAACTGTATAAATACATATTGATTACTCCATTGATAGTTAGTATTACCAGATCCATACGCTATTCCAATGCTATTGTCGCTAACTTGTACAACATTGATTCCTCGTAATTGTATTGGTTTGTTAAGTCCTGCGACGTTTACTATACCTATTTTGCTCATTTTTTTATTTTTTTAATATTTTCTTAAGTGTATTATTACTTGTTTTTCTTTATTTTTACATCTATGGACAGAAACTAGAAGCTGGAAAGCTTGGTTTAGGTAATGTCCAACTAGTAGCAAGATCGTCAAAGTCTCTACAGTCTGAAACAAGAGGAGCATTCCAACCACTTAAATCTTGATTAAAAGTAGATGCTCTTTGAAACATTGATCTCACAGTTGTAGCCTTACTCATATCCCAAGAAGATAAATCTTGATTAAATGCTTGTGCATTATAAAACATTGAACTAAATCCTGGTCCATTTCCTACATTCCACCCACTAATATCTTGATTGAAATTTTTACAATTTTCAAACATACTTTGAAACCCAATACCTGCCTGACCTGTTCCTACATTACTTACATCCCATGTTGTAACATTTCCTGCAAATGAACTATTATTATTAAATGTATTAGAAAACATAAAAGTCATTTGAGTTGCACTACTAACATCCCAGTTGTCTAGATCTTGATTAAAAATAGAATCCATAAACATTTGATCAAATTTTTCAACTTTTGAAACATCCCAGCTATTTAAAGGTTGTTGAAACGCTTGAGTTTCTGTAAACATGCTTGTCATGTTAGTTACTTTTCCAGTGTCCCAATTAGCAAGACTTTCATTAAAAGCAGAACAAGCACGAAACGTACTAATCATACTAGTTACATTTCTAGTATCCCAATTATTAATTCCACCGCCTACAAATTGAAAAGATTTTACAGGATCAGCAATTGGCCAGTTTCCGTTTATTGGTGAAAATATACTATTCATATTTGTAACTTGACTAGTATTCCAATCAGCCATTAAACCATAAGTCGGTATAGGTATACTTGCATTTACTGGATCTAATGTTATTGCATCAATAACAGCTTGACCAATAGTAGCATCAGTTAATGGTGGTCCTACATTAGGTGCAATTGCTGGTATATTAAAAGCTCTCCAATATACTTGTAGCTCTGGATTATAAAAAGCTGTACTACTTGCTGTATCTTGAGGTGGTATGCAGTCTACTTGTTTACCACCAGGTTTACATGTTATAGTTCTATTAATAGCTTCTTTTAATTTATCTATATAATTAAGTGATATAGGTGCGCTTATTTTGGGTATGTCATTTTTAGATGTTGAACAAATAACATTACATGTTGTTACACCTGATTCTGATGTTAAGTTGAATATAGCTTGCATTGTACCATCTGTCGCAATTTCTACATCTACATCTATTATTCTTTCTATTAATAGTAAATTATTACCATTAACGCCTGGATTTAGTGTTCCAGCTCCATCTTCTACTCCTCCTACTACTTTAAAGTTTATAAATTTTACCATTATTGTTTTATCATTATAATACCTGCAACATTTAATGGAGCCGCACCTGTTCCATCTGTTTGATATAGTTTATTTGTAATAACTCCGGCCGCACCTGCCGCAGCATCATCTGCAAAACTTTGTAAATTACCTATTAATACTCCTCCGTTTCCAGTTCTATTAAGATTTATATCACCGTCAGTTTCTAATTCTATTTCAGCTCCACCGGTTGCAGCTCTTGATATTACAAATCGTGATCCTGCTGCCGCGCCTGCATAATACATATTTACTACGCCTGATGCTCCTCCAGCCGGATGAGGAAATATAATACCATTAGAATTTGATGTTGCATTGTTTATGTTTAACGCATAAGGTACGTTAACTAAAGATCCCGTGTCTTCAATACCAGAATCTTGTATTTCACTGCTTCCCACTGGCGCTTTCCATTTAGTAAGCCTGTTAGTTGTTCCTGATCCAGTTACCATATCTGCTGGTGGAATATAAGGAGTTGGTCTAATATATGATGTTAACGCAGCAAGTGTTACAGATTTTGTAGGATTACCGTTTACATTCATTTGACTTATGAGAAGTCTATCTGCAGACTGTAAATCTCCAGAGTCTATTTTAGGATACGAAAATACTACTGCCATTGTTTATATTTTTGCTTGAAAGATAAATGTTATTGCTAATTCACCAGTGTTTGGTGTTACAGCTCCTGATTCTGTACCTACTACAGCTAATTGATCTCCAGCATTAAAGCTTTGATTAATGTTTGGTACTATAGCATTTGCATACGTTCCGTCATCAGCATTTGTTAATTGGAACAATGGAACTACAGGAACATAATTACCTATAACTGGATTTGAACCACTCGCAATTGTACCAATGTTAAACGCAACTTGATCGCCAACTGCTATGCTTAAAGGGGTGTCACCCATCCATGTGTAAGCAATTGATACTAATTCTACTGCTGTAGGTAGTTTGATAATAGGTATTTGTGTTGCACTAGTTACATTACTTGTCCATTCCATAAAATCAAAACTTCCACCACCACCAGAAGCTAAATTGTTAACTAATCCATTAACCATATATCTTCCAACTAAATCTCTAATTGAAGAAATTGTAAAATTCTTTGTAGGATTAATTTGTGTTGATCCAGCTGGTGGAGCTCCTACTTGTGTTCCCACTAGTAAATCTGTGCTTTTAGCCACAGCTATAGGATATGTTGAAATTATTGCCATTTTTCTTTAAATATTTTTATTTGTTTGTGTACATAGAATATACTTACACAAAAATAGGTAAATTTACTTTTTCCTGTGTAATATAAGATATCTATTATATAATACCTTACTCCTATCTAGATATTATACGTAGTATAATATCATTAAGGGGGAGAGATTACTAGTACCTAACCTAGAAATGTACTGGTACCTTGATCATATTTGAAAAGCTTGTTATATATAGAGAGGTATGG